GGGCAGGGGTCCCCCTACGAATCGCAATGAAAACAATGCGATATCGGTCCATACTAATATTTCCTGACGAGTTTGTAGTCCGCCAATAATCTCAGAACCTAGATTTAATTCAATTTGATCAGCTGTAGATGTACCATCTGTTCGTATTTGCCAATCGACTGCACTGTTTTGATTAGAAATTGCTATTATCATTGGGTCTATTGTTCCTGTTCTAGAAGCACCAGAAATAGGATCAACACCTAACGCAATAACATGGCCGTCTCTTTCAGAGACAATAACTTGATTTGCTTTTGTTGGAGCTAAAATAGCCCCTGAATCATCGGTTATATCTGTAGCACGATTATTTGTTCCTGCACTCTCGTCCCATTTATAAATACCACCGCCTCTGTAATTCATAATAAGATCTTCACCATAATTATCTTGATTCCATAATCTAAAAGAAGTTCCGGTAGCACCAAAACCCCAAGAGCCGGCATTCCAACTACTAGAGCCCCAACCACCTAAAAGATTTTGTAAATCTTCGCCAACAGGTATTTCAAAAGCAAATGTTAAAGTACCTCCAGTATTAGATGTAGATCCATTAGCTTGAGTAGCAACTGTTATATCAAAATTATTAGCATCAACAACAGCTACAGAATGATTAGCATTTATTTGTGCTATTGGAATACCATTAACAGGAGCTGACAATCCAGAAATAGTTACAAAATCTCCTGTAGCACAACCATGGCCTGTAACAGTAAACCTTACAGAAGTTGTTCCATTTGTAGTCATTATATTTGTAGCTGATACTGTGGATCGTAATGGTGTAATATCATAAAAAACAGATTGATTAAGAACATAAAACTTACGATTAGTTCCTACACCTAAATATTGATTGCCGTCAAAATCAGACCACTCAAACAATGTTCGGCAACTTCCTAAAAAAGAATTTTGAGAATACTTTTCCCATCCACCTATTTTTTGAGGAAGTCCTGCTTGAAAACGAACAAGGTTACCATCTGTCCAGCCACCTTCGTCTGTATAGTCTGTTGTTTCTTTATTTATTCCAGGTCGGAAATTAAATTTCGCTAACGGCATCTTGTAATTCTTCCACTTTCTCTTGTAAATCGTCGATTTTCCAAATTGCTTCTTTTAAAGCTTGAGTAAGTAAAGGAACCAGCTTAGATAAATCTAATTGCTGTAGGATTGGTGCGTCTGTTATTGGATCAACAGCGTCCTTATCACCGGTAACTGCATTAGGAACTACAGCGTCAACTTCGTGAGCTATAAAACCCTCATTAATATCTTCGCTTCCTATAAAAGAATAGAGAAGAGGTTGTAACTCTAGAACTCTTTCAACAGCATCTTCAATTTCACCTAGTTTATCTTTAACTCGATAATCAGAAGTAGTATTAAATGATGCAGCAGTTCCGTTGTTAGTAACAGAGCCTACAGTTGTAGCTCCGTTTAAAAATTGCATATGTGGTATACCAGTACCTTGATAGCTTTGAAGGGTGGTATTTGTATCTAAGTAAGCTGTAGCATTATCAACAGCATTTGTTGTTGTTCTAGCTCCGTAAAAAATATTACCAGAAGCGTCTATTCGTATTCTTTCAGCTGTACCGCCTGTTATAAATGCTAATTGATTTGAAGTAGCTTTAATATTATTTCCATCAATATTTACAAGATCTACTGTTAAATTAGTAGCAGGTGCGTTACTTCCTATACTAACACCATCAATTGTTCCTGCGTTAATATCTGCTTGATCTAAATAAGCAATTCCATCAATGTAAATATCTTTAAATTTAAGAGTAGATGTTCCTATATCGTGTGTATCATCTGTATCGGGTATAATTCCCTTTGTTAAAAGAGTTCCAATACCGTTTACAACATTACCGTTAGTTGCTCCTGCACCATCAGTATATATAATAGCACTTATTCCGTTAGGAACAGTAACTGTAGTTCCACCAGATCCTTGTTTAAAAGTAAGAGAATAACCGCCAGTAGTAGAATTTTTTACATACCAATTTTTTTCTAAATCAGAAGGAGAAAAAGTTATTGTTCTGTTGGCTGTTAAAGTTCCTGTAAAATTAACAATTTTATTTCTAGCATCTGATGTAGCTCCATCAGAAATACTAAAAGTTACATTAGAATCAGACATTGTATGACTTACATATCCGCCTATAGCGTGATCTACAATATCAAAATTAGTATTTGTACTTGTACCCCATGTACCAGACTCTTCACCTGTTTGAATTAATTTTATTCCTAAATTACTAAATGTAGCCATTATGCAGCAATCCTTGTCCAATTAGGGTCTTGGCTAGTATTAACTTCTTGCCAGAGAAGTATATCTCCAATTGACCCAGTTACACTCACTCCAGTAGGGAATACATCGGCACCTAAACCTACGGTTATTTGACCAATTAAACCTTGAGACGTTAATCCCGTAGGAATTATTGTTACTCCTGCTGATACCGTAACAGTTCCATCGCTCAATGTCATTAAGAGATTTACGTTTGCTTCAATAGAAAGAGCAAAACCCATCCCGCTATGGTTAGAACATTTTACATACAATGTTGATGGTGCATTCTCAGCTACTACAATTTGTGTGTAAGCTCCAGCCTGACCTGGTGTTCCTACGACTGTAACGCCATCAGTGTAATCAGACCCATCTTGTGAAGTACTAAATCTTAAAGGATGTGTTGCATTACTTGAGTCTGATTGATCAAACTTGTAAGTAAAACCTTTGTGTAGGGCCGTATAAAGACTTTGTTTTTGACCATTAGCATAATATTTATTACCACCACCAGAATTATATACAGTAATAGTAAATGTTTCATTGCCACGAGGAGTAGCTATTGTACTTGTATTAACAGCAACTGTTCCTATTTCTCCAGTAGCTGTTTGACCTGTAGGTGTAATAACAGAATCAAAATTAGTAGCTGGAGTTCCAATTGCACCAGTGGCAGCAACGCCACTTGTAACAACAAGTTCGTTACCTTGAGTGGCTACAGAAAAAGTACCTATTGTTATAGTAGCATTTACTCCAACTGGAGCCACGATGATATTAAATACACCATCTACACTTACATTGCCAATAGTTGTACTTGCGGAAACACCAGTAGGTACTACAGTAACAAATTGTCCCGCAGACGCAGTTCCTAATTGACCAGTGCCAACAACACCCGTAACCTCAACTGTTACAGATACAGAACCTTGATCCGAAAGAGGAAATTCAGAGTATGTACCTACACTAAACATATATTAGACCTGTGTTATGTTACTTCCTGATGTATGTGCTGTGGCAGTTGTACTGTCTGCACCTCTCGTAGCACCAGTTAAAGCTGTTCCACTTACACCTGTATAAGCAATTTTTTCATCACCAATTTGAACTGTTCCGCTTGTTGTAAAAGGATTTGAATTAGCTACATCAATAGTAGTAGCAGATGCATTGATGTTAGCATTTAAATTTTGCGATCCTTTAAAACTAGTATTAGCAGCTAAACTAGAACCTGAAGTATGTTTGTATTTCCATCCCCAATAATCACCTGGGTCGGTAACACCTGTTACAACAGTTACATTAGAACTGTTACAATCAGATATAATAAGAGTCTGAGGGTCTCCTATTACAGTTTTGTCAGATTGCACATCAATTACTGTGTCATCTGCAAAGAGGTAAATAACAACACCATCGTTGTCTCCTCCATTCCATTTAATCGCTTTCATAAGTTTCTCCTTTATTACGATCTAGTTACTAATACTGTTGTTGCAGACGTAGCAAGTCCAGCGACAACAGACGGACTTCCTGCCGTGGTAGACAATGTACCATCTGATTGCACATAGTACAACTGAGCAGGTGTTAAACTAGATTGATTAGCATCAACGCCAGATATAGTTGTTACTTTTACATCATTTCCTGTTGAAACTGTCTCTTGTGCTATGCCTATGTAGTTTTCTGCGGTGAGGTTAGTAGGACCTAAAGATGTATAATTAAAAGTAGGATTAAAACAATAGTATGAATAATAGCCCGGATTCGAACTTCTATCGTTATGATTTTCAACAACAACACCATCAACATCACTTGCACAAGCACCTGCATAAAATTGATTAGAGCCATGAGCAGTTGTTGTTACTGCTGTTGCTACTGTTAAAGATAATCCATCAGTTGTCGTAGCAAAGTTATACCTTGAATTATATGGACTGTAAGTCTGATAAACAAAACAATAATTTCCACTATAATTTGAATAAACAGCAACATTACCACCTGATTCTACATAAGATTGAGCATTGTTAATATTTCCATCACTAAAATTAGAAGCCGTTATTGATGTTCCGCTAATAGTTAAACCTGCATAACTATAATAATTATTAGCTGTTGAAATTTTACCTGCAAGAATAGCTTTATTTGGATAAGTAGGATTATAAACTGGATTACTCCAACTTCCTGCAGCACTATTTATTACTAATGGTGTACCCCATGATATAGCACCACTACTTGTTACAGTCATTGTCATTACATAAGGGTAATTATTACTGCTAGAACGCCAATAAAGAACGTGCTTTCCACCTGTAATATCACATCCTTTTGAATATTGACCACCTGCTGTTGTGTTTTCATATAAAGTACCTACAGATATTGATGTTCCTGTAAGAGTTAAAACAACAGCAGAACTTCTATTAGTATCGTTTCCACTCACGCCACCTTTAGCCCAACATACAGTTACTTCATTAGTTGAGTCATACCAATGTTGATAGTGTTGATACGGAGCGCTTGAAGCACCACCTAAATCCATAATTGTAACTTCTGTACCTTTTGTACCTGTGTTTCCTGAGAAAGAAACAGCAGTACCTTTAACTGTATCACCTGTTGTATATGTAGTTAAAAATACATTAGCTTCATCATCGTAAGAAACAAAATGTGAACTAGAGTTTGCACTTGCTAAAACAAGTTCACTTCCCCAACTTATAGTTTCACCTGAGCGAGTACCTATTTTACAAGCCTGTTGAGTAGATCCATTTTGATAAGTGAAACAATATGTTAAGCCATCTTTAGCTACTGCCATCGCAAACAGATCAGTAACATAAGTTCCCATATTTCCAAGTGAACCTTGTGAAGCTGTGCCTGTGTTAGTTACGTTTGCTTGACCTGCTTGTGCAAAATCTCCATCAGCTTCTACAATTACAGGCTTACCTTTGGTAACAGTACCATCAGCTTTACCTACGATTGTATTTGCAGGAAATGTTTTTAACTCTAGTGCCGTTGCACTTAATGCTGTTCCGACAAATTGAGTTGCTTGAGCAACTCCACTGCCATTTAATCTTGTAACAATATTTCCTGCACTTGTGGTGTAGTAGTCTTTATCAACAGTCAGTGATGTCTGAGCATTATTTATACTTCCATGAACATTAATTTGTACAGGATTGGTCGTTGTTGCAGAATTTGATGCAATGCCAAAGAAATTTGTTGAATTGAGGTTGGATGTTGTTACTGTAGCAAAGAAGGCAGTTGAGTAGGCTACTTTATTGCTATCACTTCTATCATTAAGACCTACTAAAAATCCTTTATTTGCACCAAAGGATGCTGAACCAGAATGTAAGAATATATCACCATTACTCATTGTTCCACCAGTTGCTACACTAAATGATGAAGCTCCAGGTGTTATCGTTTTATAAGTTAATCTATCACTGTTATCATCATCTCTGTAAAAGAACATAATCTTATTATTAACTGTGTCCATTTCTACATCAGCTTGAGACATACCTCCAGCACCATCCCAAATTGTTGCTGTTCCTGTATATGATATAGAGTTTGATCCAGCATTGATTGTGCCTATAGTACCTTTCCACAGAGGATTAGAACCATCATCATTTCTCCAAGTAATAAACACTTTATTATTTTGTGTGTCGTAACAAGCTGAAACATAATCTGCATCATCTGATCCAGAGAAATCAACACCAGTACCAACAGTGTCAGTAGGGCTACTTGCTGTTCCACCGAAGCCTATAACAAAAGCTTTACCAACATCACCATCCGATCCATCAAATGTTGCATAAATAGCTTTTCCGTTGTCTGGATCAGCAACTATATCTGCTCTATCCATATGAGCATTTGTACTCATAAAACTTTCTTCTGATGTACTACCAGCTATTGTTCCGTTAGATATATTTAATGTATGACTTTGAACATAGGTAGTAGCTGATCCTCCACCAGGTGCAGTAGAATATACATGAGCAATTACACCGCAAACTGGGCTGTAAGGAGAACCTGAAAATGCT